GATGTTAACAAAATGAGAGCTGAGATACAGCTCGCGATTATGGAAGGAGAATTAATCCATGAAGAAATCTGATGAATTGAAGAAGATTATTGATGAGCTTAAGGACAAGGCTGACAAGCTCCAGCAGGCAGAGCAGTATGATGATGCTGTAAAGGTTGCTGATGAGCTTAAGGATGCTGTCCGTGATTACAAGGTTGCTAAGGCAATGGAGGAGGCAGAGGCCACCAACTTTAAGACCATCGCAACCCCAGCGGGCGCAAAGAGCACCATTTCCGATGCTGTTATGCGTAACCGCATCTTTAACAAGCAGCTCTTTGGTCGCACCCTCAATGAAGAGGAGATGGCTTATCTTAACCAGGCTGGTACTCCTGGCCAGGTTGAGGCTACCCCAGCAAAGGGCGGTTATCTGGTACCAGAGGAGCAGATTAATCAGCTGTTGGAGTATCGTCGTGCCTACACCCAGCTTAAGGATTACTGCAATGTTGTTATTGCTGCATCCAATGCCGGTAAGCAGCCAACTGTTGGAGCTGAGACTGGCACCCTGACCGCTTTCGATGAGCTTAACGAAATCCATAAGGGTGACATTGACTTTGGTCAGCTGGAGTATGCTATCAAGGATTATGGCGACATTATCCCAGTATCCAACTCCTTGCTGCAGGATGTTGATCTTAACCTCATGGCCATCATTGGTCAGCGTTTTGCCCGTAAGGGTGTAAACACCGAGAATGCTCAGATTCTTGCCAAGCTGGCAGCTATCACCGACAGCCCAACCGCTATCTCTACCTGGAAGGGTATTACCAAGGCTCTGAATGTAACCCTTGACCCTGCATTCTATGCCAATGCTAAAATCTTCACCAACCAGGATGGCTTCGAGTGGATGTCTGAGCTGGAAGATGCCCAGAACCGTCCTCTGCTTGTTCCTGATGTGGCTGCTCCAGATACTTACCGCTTCCGCGGCAAGGAGGTTGTTGTTATCTCTAACAGCATCCTTGAAACCTCTGAAACTGGTACCGGCACCGTAACCAGAAAGGCTCCAATGTACATTGGTTCCATGTCTGATTTCCTCGCATTCTTCGAGCGTACCGGTGTTGAGGTTGCAGTGTCCAACGAGGCAGGCTTCACCAAGAACGCCACCCTGATCCGCGCTATTGAGCGTTTCGACACCGTAACTGCTGATAGTGTTGCCATGAAGTCTTACCAGGTAACTCTGTAAGGCGGTGATGGCTTATGGCTATCACTCTTGCTGATGTAAAGGTATACCTCCGCATTGATTCTGATGTGGAGGATGCCTTACTCAATAAACTGATGGCTGTTTCAAGTGCCATATTAAAGGGTGCTGTTGATAACTATGATTTGCTGATAAGTCTCAAACCTCAGCTGGAGGAAAAGGGCGATATGGTACAACTGGCACTCGTAGCTGACCTCTATGAGAACCGTAACCTTGAAGGCCAGGCTCCACAGAGTTATAGCCGTGTGGTGGAAACTATGCTGCACCAGCTCCAGTATGAGAGTGACCTATCAGCTGATGAATTGCAGAAGCTGATAGACGAACAGGCACAGGAGAAACCAACGGAGGAACCAACGGAGGAACCAACGGAGGAGCCCAGCGAACCAACCGAACCGGGGAGTGATGAACCGTGATAATTGGGAAACTGAATAAACGGATAAAGCTCTACAACTACACTCAGGGCCAAGATAAAGGCTTTGGGGCGGCTTATGATTGGAACATGGTTGCTGAAGTGTGGGCGGAGATTCTTCGTCCGCGCTTTACAACGGGAACCATGAACGGTTCGGCAGACGCTACCTTGCTGACTCAGGGAATCAACATAAGGAAGCGATTAGTGGAGAAGGGCTGGAGGGTTGAATATAACGGCGACATGTACGAGGTGTTGCACGTTGACAACAGCCAGCCTGACTTCCTCACACTGACCTGCAGGAGCGTGGAGGTGAAAACCTGATGGGCGTTAGAGTAATCTCAGCGAATATAAGTGAGGAAACCTTTAGGGTGACCCGTCAGCTTGACCAATACGATTCTGCGACACGACAGCGCATCATTGATTCTATTACGGAGAGCACAAAGGCAGTATATACCGATGTACAAACCAATATTCCAAGGGGAGCCACTGGCAACCTTGGGCGTGGCGTAAAGATGGATGTCAATGTTCGTCAGAGATATGTGTCCGGAGTTGTAAGCTCTAAGGCACCACATGGCCATCTGGTGGAATTTGGTACAGAGCCACGTTATTGGTACAAAACTATAGCGCACCCAAAGGGGCCAGTTGCTATGGTTATATACAGAGGCGTTATGCCTAAGCATCCATTTATGAAGCCGGCAATTGAGAAGGAGCGGCCTCGCATTGAGTCGAGGTTGAGAGAGGCGGTGAACAGAGTATGATTTTAATACGAGAGGTTCCCTTGCCACCATTGCAGGCTGCATTGTTTACGGCCTTGAAAGAGGCACAGGATACACCTATTTATGGCGGTGATGCCCCGGAAGGGGCCACCTTACCATATATCACATTTGGAGCAACCACAGCCAAGCCAGCTGTTAACAAAACAGTGGAAATGTGGACAGCTTCAATAAGGCTTGAAGTTTGGGGCTCAGATGCTCAGCGCAAGGCTGTGAATGATATCATCAATGATTTGGTGACATGTTCCACCTATTATGGCGAGAAGCTGGAGCTGGAAAATTTCGAGGTAATTAACTGTGAGGTTGATTTAGTGGAAACATTCCCGGAGACTACAACTGGGTACCACGGCACAATCAGCCTCTTATTTACACTGAACAGGAAATAAGGAGGAATAAGTAATGTCTATTACTGCTGCCGATTTACAGAACTTACCTCAGAACCCGGACACCGCGGTTGCTGAGGCTGGTAAGGATACGCTCCTGTCTATCCTTACTGCACTTGATGGAACCACTGAGACCTGGACCCTTGTGGGTGGTCAGCGCAATTCTCCAGTGGCTGAAACTGCGAACACCATTGATGCATCCCACAAGACCTCTGGCGGTTGGGCTACTTCTGTACCTGGCCTTAAGTCTTGGAGCATCAACTACAGCGGTTTGATGATTATGTCTGATGATGGCCTCAAAGTCTTAGACTATGCATTCCGCAATGACCATCAGATCAAGGTTAAGATTACCTACAAGGATGGAAGCTATCAGACTGGCTGGGCCTATGTAACTGCATTCAACAATGACACCGCGCATGATGGCGTTGCAACCATCTCTGCAACTCTGTCTGGTGTTGGTGCTATCTCTGCCATCACTCCGGCTGAGACCACCACCCCAGCCAATCCAGGCACTGGCGACTGATTATTAATCTAAATGCTATTAGGAGGCAACCATGAAAAAAGATATTACTTTCACCCAGGGACCTAGAACCTATTCAATTTCATTCAATATCCGCACGCTTGCGGAGCTGGAGCGGTCTATAGGCCGCTCTTTGCTTTTTATGTATTCAAGTGGAGGAGCCGGCATGATTCGTCAGTGTGATATTCACTTCACTGCCAATGCTCTTAAGTATGGCCTCAAAGATATTGGGGACCGTGATCCTTATGATGTGATCGACGAATACTGCGATAATGGCGGCACCCTTGATTTCCTCAATGGCTATATCTTCAATGCCATTAATGAAACTGGTTTTTTCATCAAGACCGCGGGGGCGGCGGTGGAAGTACCGGAGGACAAGGAAAACAAGTAAAGAGCTTTATGGAGTGGGCGGAGGCCGCTGAGGATATTGCTTTCTCAGCTGGCCTTAAGCCTGCTGAATTTTTGGAAATGCAGCCCCACGAGTTCTACAAGTATCTTAACTGTAGGACCAAAGCTATCAAAACAGAGGACATGCGAAGGGCTTATTTTACCAGCTGGATGCTGGCCCCACATGTCAAAACTCCTCCAACCCCACAGGTTATATATGAGGGCCTATGGGTGACCGAGGAGGAAAAACGCAACCAGCAAAAAGAAGATTACGAGATATTAAAAAAGGAGTTTGGGATTAAATGAGCACTATTGCAGATATGAAAATCAAAATCGGCGCAGACTCCTCAGGCTTACAGAAAGGCCTCAAAGATGCCAAAACAGCCATCAACGAAACATTCGACACCTCGCCCATAACAGCAATGACCAATGCCATCAACGGTACTACATCCAGCATGGGCGGCTTTGTCCAGATGGCTTCTAAATATGCAACAGTTATTGCCGGAGGCTTTGGGCTGGTATCTATCATTGACAGCGCAGCCAAGGCGGGAACTGCGACGGAAAATCTCACCCGTAAGCTGGGTATGACAGCCAAGGAAGTAGGACTCCTTAAAAAGACCTTACAACTGACGGGCGGAGATATCGAAATGGCCTCCAAGGCCATAATGAAGCTGGATAAAACCTTTAGCTCTGCCGGTGAAGCGGGCGACAAGATGCGAGCTCTCTTGGAAGGTATGGGAGTATCCCTTACGGATCAGGAGGGAAAGCTCCTACCTATCAATGAACAGCTGAAAAACTTATCCGAGGGCTACAAGAAGGCAGCAGCGGCAGGCTATGGCCAAGAGTTCATTATGAACACTCTGGGAGCCAAGGGCCTTGCTTTAGTGGATACTCTGAACCGTTATACCGAGGCACAGGAAAAGGCAGCTCAGGTTGAAGGTATTGGCCTCAGCGTAGAGGAACTGGATAAACTCAATA